CATGCCGTCCTGGGAGCGCACCATCACGCTCATGGACTCGGCTTTTGGAAACTCGAAAATCTTGTTGGTGAGGTTGATCACCTGCCCGCCTGGCATGCCTACGCACACGCCACCGTCGGTGATGAACAACACGCCGACGCCGGGCTCGTCGCCCTTGAGGACTTCTGCCATGTCGATCGGTTGAGGCGCCTGCTTCGGCGCACGGTGTGTGGAGACGCGGGTGAGTTGGGCTTCATCGAACGGGCCAGACATGAAGAACACGCCGGTCTGGGTTCCGATGAACACCCCGTTGCTGACGCTGGCAAGGAACGTAATCTCGGACTCCAGCATCTTGTAACCACCGACCATGTCCACCAGCTCGTACTGATAGGGGTCGGTCGCCCAGAGGATGCTGCCGTCGGCAATGAGGATGCGACCGAGCAGGTAGGCGAGTGGCCCAGAACCAGCCGGCGGTGTCTTGTTGAGCGTGCGCAGTGGCACGCCAGTGATAGCATCCGGGTAGACGTTGACGGAGCCGATGACGCCCTCAACCGCGAGGAGGAGCTCCTCGCCACCTGTGGTAGTCATGTAGACCGAGGCCGTGTGGCCCTGGATCGTCGGGATCGAGGAGACCGCAACGGCGTTGCCGTAGACGATCCTGGTATCAACCACGCCGCCTTCCAGCCCGTCGGAATCCCTGCGATACGCGACCGCTACCAGCCTGGCGTCACCAGTCGTGGTGCCGATAGGGTAAGCGGCGAACCCAGCTACCAACGGAACCCCCCACGGCTGGGCGGTACCCTGAGAGGTGAACGTGAAAGCCTGGGTGCGGGACTTAGCGTAGACGCGGTCGGCCACGCGCACGTAGGATAGAGGGTCGCCACCGACGTCGTTGGCGACGGTCTCCATGGCCATGGAGGCAGAGAACCGGCACAGGTCGCCGTCTTTTACGACGTAGCCCTCGGTGTCTGAGACGGTAAACAGGCTGTGGAAACTGCCGATGGAGACTCGGGTTGTGCCTCGGCGACGGCGCAGTTTCCCGGCGTTGTCGATGTCGGTGTTTGTTGCGGTGGTGAGGGCACCTAGCGGGATCGCCTCCAGCGCAACTTTGTTTGCGAGCCCCGAGAATTGCTTGATGTCCATCGGTTAGATTCTAACTTAGATGTTAGACGGCAACCGCGAGAGCTCGGTTTTCCATGGCCACAGCGAACACCCGGTTATCCGCGCTGACCGTGAGTGTTCGCGTTTCGGCTGCCACTGACAGTCGGCGCGCGTCAGCCACGACTGTCAGGGTGCGCGCAGCAGATAGTTCGATCCTGTTTACGAGTCCAGCAGCCGTGTTGCTAGTGATACCTGCCAGCAGCGTGCGCGCAGCACCTGTAGCGCTTACCTCGCCTGCGTGTACCGCTGCGGAGATCCCCGCAAGCAGCGCCCTTGCTTCGCCGAGCGCGGATACTGCGCCGATCTCGGCTTGCCCCTGGGCGCCCTGCAGTTCGATGCGTGCGGAGGCAGCGGCACTAAGCGCACCTGCTGCTGACTGTGCCTGTGCGCTCGGAAGAGCTACCGCTGCGCTGGCCTGCACCGTCACTGTCCCTGCTGAGCTGGCGGCACTGACGCCTGAGAAAGCGGTGGTACTGGCGCCACTGGCCGTCGCGCTACCCGCCGAGGTTGTGGACTCTGCGCCTGAGAGGGTGGCTGTGGCCCCAGCCTGGGCGGTGAGTGCTCCGACGCTGACTGTCAGTGACGCACCCGGTAGCGTTACCGTGGCTCCAGCCTGCGCTGTAAGCGCCCCAGCGCTGGCTACCGATGATGTGCCCTGGAGGGATGCAGCCGCACCCCCGGTGGGGGTGACAGTACCGGCACCAGAGGTACACCCCGCGCCGGTAAGCGTGGCCTCGGCGGCGATAGCCTCACGCGCCGTGATGACGCCCGCGAAGGAGACTGCCTGGGCGCCGGTCAGTGCGGCGCTCGCCGCGCCATTCGAGCTGAGGGTGCCAGCGCCGGATGTGGTTGACGCGCCGGATAGCGCTACGCTGGCTGAACCTTTGGCGGTTACTGTGTTGGCAGAGGACGTGGCCGAGGCACCTGTCAGGTTGACGGATGCACCTGGGGTCTCATCGAACGTAAAATCCGCCGCATCCCCGTCGGGGGCGGTATATGCGACCGCGCCGACGAAGGTGAAGTCTGCTGCGTCGCCGTCCGGAGCGGTGTAGCTCATACCGGCGTGGTCCGGAGAATCAGGTCGTTGTACGTCGTGCCACCGCTGTCATCTAGGGTAACGACGTTTACCTCGCTGGTGTGGCTAGTGGATATGTAATACCCGCCAGTAGACAGGGTGAGGGATGCGGCAGGGAATGCAACGCTCGGAGCAGTGAAGTTTGCTGTGTAACGTGCGGCACCTACTGTCACCCTGATTTCATCCAAATACCCATTGAAGTCCCGAGAATACCCCGGATCACGCCCGATATTCAGGTTCTGAGCTAGAGTGGCGACGGTACCACTCCACGTGGCAGTAGCAGCGGACGTGCCGTCTTTGTACAATGCCCATGCTGACCCATTCCTGACTATTGCGATGTGGTGCCAACTCCCGTCGTTTACGCCGATAGTCGATGTGGATAGCATGGCCGCGCCGGTAGAGTAACTAGAGTTCCAGAACTGTATCGACCCGCTGCCGTTCCCATTGAGTAGAACCGCCCAAGCTCCAGCAGGAAAAGCCCCGTCGTCTTTACCGATGACACCAGCATACGAATTCGTTGTAGTTGTGCGAATGAAGAACTCTACCGTCAGGTCCGAGCTACCAACCTCGCAGTTTGTGTCAGCAACCAAGTAGTCACCGGTCCCGTCGAACAGCAGGCTGCTGCCGCCAAACTTACTCTGCGCCGTACTGATCTGAGCATCGCCATAGGCGGTTACGGTCTTGGGACTTGGGCTACTGTCTACGATAGCTGTAGAACCGTCCGCACCATCACCGTGCAGGAGCAGCACAACACTGGAGAAACTGGAGTCCCCCGCCACGGTCCCCGATGCGGTTGTAGTCTCACCCAGCAGTGCGCCGGTGTCGCGTCGGTAAGCGCGTACTGTGCGCCCGCCTACAGCAGCACTCGTGTCGTCGAGGACTGTTCCGGTGATGTACGCCATCTCATTACGCGAACCGGACCATCGAAGTCGAAGCGCCCACGCTGGGTTCCACGCAGGCGAACGTGCTAGCGGTGCTGGTGATCGTCCCACCGAAATCCATGATCGCAACCACCGCGTTACTGCGCGTCGAGTTGACAATCACGCCGCCTACGGCGCTGATCGTGGCGCTGGTAACGTCAGGGATTGTGAAGTCCAGACAGCCAGTGGTGCCCTGCAGCGAAGCGCTGAAGCCTGACATCGTGATGCCGCCAGATGAGTACGACCCCGATGCCGCCACCTCGTCAGTGCCGATGTTCGACGTGCTGGGCGTACCGGTGCCGGGTGTACCGCCCGCAGTCAACGTGGTGTCATATGTCCCGGCATGGCCAGGTTTGATAAGCACGAACTTATAAGTGTCCGATGCGGTGTGTGGCGTCATTGCCAGCAGGGCGGCTTTGAAGGCGGGGCAGATGCAGGTAGTGAGGGCCATGGGTGGTTCCTTTAACGGTCGACGATCTTGAGGGTGATGGTCCGGTCGTCAGTGCGACCGTCCAGGGTGGTGATACGGCATGTGAGCTTGAGCGTTTCCCCGACCGTGCCGCCAGAGACGAAAGCTGTAGCGGTGGTGGTGGTGTAGGACGAATTCGCTACGGTCAGCCCCTCGTCCGGTATCCACTCAACTGTGTCGATGGTGTCTTCGATAGCGGTCAGCCAGGCTGTCCAAGCGAACGTGTAGTCGAGGACAGCGTCCGGGTCTTTCAGGTATGGTTTGCTCATCAGATCCCTCCATACGCTACAGTGGAGACTGGGCGCCGTAAGCGACCCTGCTCGGTGCGGGCGCGAGCGCAGTACAGCTCGAACTCCTTGCGGTTCAGTTCGGCTCGGCCTTTGTCCCCAGCGTCTGCGTCCTGCACACTGTAGGCACGGTACTTGACCCAGTAGAGGAGGTTGAGCACGTGCTGGGCGTCGATCTCGAAGTCATCGCCTGCTGCCACGTCTGCGGGTAGACGGAAAGTCCTGAGCTCAACCGTGGAAGCCACGTTCGGGATCGGGAGCGCACGTAGCGCGCCCTTCTCGAGCCCAGCGATGAGCACCTTCAGCGGTCCCGTGCCGCCATCGAACCAGAGCCCTGCGTTCGTCATCTTCTCGGAGGCGACGATCGGAATCTCTTTTCCTGTGGCCGAGTCATGGGCGCTGCGGATCTTCAGGATGTTCGGATCGATGTCGTACCAGATGGTCCCGACCCTGATACTCAGCGTGTAGCTGCGCGAGTCCTCGATACCTTCGGTGAGCCTGCAGAACTGCTTCTGTGCCTCGTCAATGTAGGTGTAGACGAAGTCGTCTTGCCACAGATACGGCTGCGCGTTGTCTGACACCTCTGTGCGAAACAGGGCGAGGAGCTCAGTGGTGTTCATCAGACTCCAGCGCGATCGAGGTTGAATTTGACCCACGTGGTGTCGCGCTCCTTGACGCTGATCGACCTCCAGCCGAGCTGCTGTGCCAGCACTGCGCTATGGGGGACACCTGTGGCTGAGAAGTCCTCGCGGCGTCCGCGCAGGA